CATTAGGAAATGTAACCGGTAAAAAAGTCCATACTTATATAATTAAAGGTAAAGATAAGAAGAAGATTCCGATTGGGTTTAGGACTTATAGGTCCAAGGCAGGAGCAACAGGAAAATCAGCCACTACTATGACATATAGTAAAGAGATCCAAGATTGTTTTAAGGGGAAAAATAAGTAATGAGAACACAGCTCCAAATTTATAAGACAACAAATTTAATTAATGGTAAACAATATATAGGATTACTATGACCCGGACACAATTATTGTGTACGTTCACCTTTTCCAATGTTCTACACAAGACCGTAGATCAAATAATAAAAAGCTATGAAATAGTTTATGATAAGATATTTGTATTGGAAAACGAAGACAATAAAAAAGAATTGATGTGTACTTACAATGTAGAAGAATCAGCAAACATAACAATGATGGAAAACACAATATCATTTCACAGGAAAAAACATACAAATACCCTCTACACTATAAATGCCTTAAACAGATTAATAGAGACAATTAATAATGGAGTTTTAGATACAGAATATCCCATAACTTGGGAAAACTATCAGAATTGCATGTTAACAACAAGTGGAGATGAACTAAAGAAAATATCCACTAAAATACGTGAGATCATACATATTAAAACAAAAGATTGATATTTATTAAAGAATTGTTGATCAAATACAAAAAGGAAAACAAAACTTTCAAAGTAACCGATTCAAAGGGAATATTGAAGCATATTAATATGTTATCCGACGAAATTGGATGGGATTAAAAAATAACTCAAGAAAAATTTTTATCTTTGGGTTTTATTTCGTATATTTATACATAGCGAACAATAACTAATAATTAATAATTAATAATTGACATAATGAATAATAACATAGTATTGGCAACATCGTTGTTTTGCCTCACTCAACTAATAATTTGGTTTCAAGTTAATGGACAATTTTTATCGTCCTACATGAAGGAACATTCCTTTTTAGTATCTCTATTTGGAGTTCCAATTTCATACCTTATCATAATTTCTACAAAATATGCCTATGAAGGCTTTGACGGTCTTTTGTGGCCTGGTAGATTGGTAGCATTTGGTACTGGTATAATTATTATGGCAGCCTGTACCTATATATTTTTTGGAGAAGGATTAAACTCAAAAACAATAATTTCACTGATATTATCAATGGTCATATTATTAATGCAAATTTTTTGGAAATAATTTTTTTATCTAGATTATTTTTCGTATATTTACAATAATTAAATTTTAACAATTAAAAAAAGAGGATTAAAAAATGGATTTAGAAGCAATCAAAAGGAAGCTAAATAGCTTAAAGAATCAAACAACAAAGCAGGATATTTTATGGAAGCCTGAACCAGGAAAACAACAGGTCAGGATAGTACCTTATCAGCATAATAAAGAAAACCCATTTATGGAATTATTCTTTCATTATGACTTAGGTAAGAAAAACTATCTATCCCCCGTTACATTTGGAGAAGCAGATCCTGTAATGGAATTTGCAGAAAAGCTGAAATCTACTGGAAATAGTGATGATTGGAAACTATCTCGTAAATTAGAACCTAAAATGAGAACGTATGTTCCAGTTTTAGTACGAGGGAAGGAATCAGAAGGTGTTAAATTTTGGGGATTTGGTAAGAAAGTTTATACCGAATTACTTGGATTTATATCAGATCCAGATTATGGAGATATTACTGATTTAAATAGTGGTAGAGATATTACTGTTGAATTTATGCCTGCAGAAGGAGCTGGCCAGTTTCCTAAAACTGCAATTCGTGTAAAGCCAAATCAGACTGCAGCAACAGATAATAAAGATATTGCTGATGGAGTATTGAATGGCCAGAGAGATATTTTTGAAATTTTCAAAAAGTCATCTTATGACGATTTAAAAGGAGCTTTGGAGTCTTGGTTAAATCCGGAGGACGAGGAAAATACGGAAGAAGTTACCTCGGAATCAGCAAACATTCCATCTGATGTTACAAAGACGGATGATATAAATGCTGCTTTTGATGATTTATTCAATCAATAAGAAGGAGTAACAGATGTCAAAGAAAACAATGAAAGATGACTTGGCTGGTATTCTAGCCGATTCTTTGAATAAGAAGTTCAAAGATGCAAAAGTTGCTTATTTTCTTGATGGAAGCGAAGAAACCCCGACGGATCTAACAGAATGGATCTCAACGGGTTCTTCAATGTTAGATCTTGCTATAGCTAATAGACCCAATGGAGGACTTCCGGTAGGCCGGATAACCGAAGTAACGGGTCTAGAAGCTTCTGGCAAATCTTTATTAGCTGCTCATATATTAGCCAATACCCAGAAGAAAGATGGTATGGCTGTTTACATTGATACAGAAAATGCTATGAATGAAGAATTCCTCAGAGCAATTGGTATTGATGTTTCTAAAATGCTATATGTTCAGTTAGAAACTATTGAGGATATTTTTGAAGCCATTGAGAATTTAATTGCCAAAGTAAGAGAATCAAGCAAGAATAAATTAGTAACTATTGTTGTAGATTCTTTAGCTGGAGCAACTACTAAGGTGGAAAGTGAATCAGACTATGATAAAGCTGGTTGGGCAACTAGCAAAGCTATAGTTTTATCAAAAGCAATGAGAAAGATAACTCAGATGATTGGAAGACAGAGAATTTGTTTAGTCTTTACTAATCAATTGAGACAGAAATTGGGAGTTATGTTTGGTGATCCATGGACAACGTCTGGTGGTAAAGCAGTTGCATTTCACTCATCAGTTAGATTACGATTAAAAGCTGCAGGTCAATTAAAAGCTAAAGTAAATGCTCAGGAACAAGTTATAGGTATAAAAACTATTGCTCAGGTTGTTAAAAATAGAACTGGACCTCCATTAAGAAAAGCAGAATTTAATATCTATTTTGAAAATGGAATAGATGATATTGGTAGCTGGCTTACTGTATTAAAAGATCATAAATTAATAAGTCAAGGTGGTAGTTGGTATACATATACTTCTATCGTGGATGGCAAAGATCATAAGTTTATGTCTAAGGATTTTGAAGAGTTATTGGATAAGAATGAAGAATTGAAAACTGAAATTTATGATAGAATTTGTGAAACAGTTATAATGAAATATAAAATTAGTGGAATCGGAATTGACGATATTGAATTAAGTGATGAACCAGTTCCCGAAGGTTAAAACAAAAGAGAGGTTATTATGTATTACGTATCAAAAGTAAAATATACAGAGAATATCCCAACCAAAGGTGGTGGGACTAAAGAAAAGAATTTTAATAGAGAATATCTAGTTGAAGCATTATCCTGTACCGAAGCAGAAGCAAAAACTGTTAAAGGTTTGGAAGGAACTATTTTAGATTACGAAGTTAAAGAGGTAAAGCAATCTAGAATTGAAGAAGTTTTTGAATGAAGAAAGAATATTTTTCAATATTAGAAACCTTAAAGGAGAATAAATCCAATAATCAAAATCACCCAAACGATAGAATCTTATTAATAGATGGACTAAATACGTTTATTCGTTCATTTGTTGTGAATCCTGTTGTTAATGACGATGGAGTTCATATTGGAGGAATATCTGGTTTTTTACAATCTATAGGTTATGCAATAAGGAATATTAAACCCACTCGGGTAATTATTGCATTTGATGGAAAGGGTGGTAGTCAGAGAAGACGGAAACTTTATCCGGAATACAAAGCCAATCGCAGAGTCAATAAGAGAATGACTAGGGTAAAAACCCTATATTCTATTGAAGATGAAAGGATGGCAATGCGACATCAGCTAGGCAGATTATTAGACTATTTATCGGTATTACCAGTATCAGTATTATCTGTAGAAAACATAGAAGCTGATGATTCAATAGCTTATATTTCGAAACAAATATTAACGGAGAATCAGATTTTTATAATGTCAACTGATAGTGATTTTCTACAACTAATAGATGATAGAATTAAGGTCTGGAGTCCAACAAAGAAGAAGTTTTATTTTCCAGATACAATGAAGGAAGAATTTGGGCTTATTTCGGAGAATTATATTCTATATAAAGTTTTAACAGGAGATTCATCCGATAATATTCCTGGAATTCGTGGATTGGGTCTAAAAACACTAAAGAAAAAACTTCCAATATTATTTGAAGATTCTAAGATATCACTAGAAGATGTTTTAGAGTATGCTGAGAAGAATAAAGATTCAGCAAAAATATTACAAAGTATATGTGACAATAGGGAACAATTAGTATTAAATGATAAATTGATACAATTATTTGATGTTGATATTTCTGGTAGAGCAAAAGAAAAAATTTATAATACAGTCAATTCAAAAGTAAATAGGTTGGTTAAGTTTAAATTTCAAAAATTTATGTTAGAAGATACCTTAAACAATGGAATTAGAAATCCGGAACTATGGATTAAAGATACGTTTGTTTC